GAGGTCTCTACTTATCTCCTCTTATAATCCTCATCGCCTCTTCGACCGTGTACGCCGTGCCAGACCTGTACCCGTTCTTCCTCAACAGAGCCTGCACGCGCAGCTGGTCTGCGGTGGGCTTGCGTGGGTGAACCTTGGTCTCGATGAAGCACGCGTGCCCGTCTGGGCAGAGAACCATGAGGTCTGGGAAGCCGACCGGTATTCCGGTATTGATAGGCTTTCCGTCGTGTGGGTCGAGGAACGTGCCAACGTTCATACGCACGACTATCATGCCTTTCTTCCCGCACGCTATCCTCACATCGTCCATGAGTTTGTGTTCCGGCGTCATTCTATTACCTCCACATTGATTATTCTCTTGGCCAGCTTCGGCTTGCGCCCCTGCGTCTGGAACTCCAGCTGCATCACGAGCTTCCCGTCAGGCAGGACGCGGTATAAAGCAGCCGTGCAGAAATACGCCTTCGTGCGGTCAGGGGTGCTGTATATCTTCACCCACCCGTGTGACTTCACGAAGTTGTAGAAGCCCCGATTGGCGTACATTCTCTCCGGCTTGCTTCTGTTTTTCACACATCAATTATATCATTATTGGGGTCAGCCATCAAATTGTTCTTGACACGGGTGGCAATACTGTATTACACTATTGGAAGTCGAAAGGAGAACGGAAAAATGGTTCCTAAGTTCAGGGCGTGGTTGGTAGCAGAGAAGAAAATGTCTTACGATACACCAGTTTCTACCGATCGTAAACGTGAATGGTCTAAATGCGAAATCTTGGGCAACATCTATGAGAACCCTGAGCTGCTGAAAGGAGTGAACAATGCTTAGAGTTAACACCGCGAAGATTACCCCAGGGGACTTTGCAAAGAAGTGGGGATTAACGCCTATTCTTCGTATTCTTTATTTCTATCACACTCAAATATATATGCAAGATGGAAATATTCATATTTGCAACGACGAAGATGGAGAAGTTTCTTCTATGGTTATGGTAGATGATGAAGCCCTTGACGTTCTGTTCGATATGATCCAGTCCGGTGACGTCATCAAGGAGGATAGAAAATGACCGAGGATGAAGTAAAGCTATGTAAAACCATAAGCAAACTGACTGGTATTCTTTATGAGGCCTGCGAGGAAAATAGGGAGCTGAAAGAGACGATAAAGTCACAACGAGAACAGATAACCCAACTAAATGCCGAGCTGAAAAAAGGATGATTTTGAAAATTCATAAAGGATAATAATTTATGACATTTGATGATAGGCATTGTGAAGGAATATTGCTATGGAGAAAGGAGAAACCAAATGAACGACTATGTTAAGAGACTTCGCCCGTGGCGCTTGGAGCATAAAATCTCCGTGCGAAAGATGGCCAAGATGCTCGGCCTGTCGGCATCCTATTACTGGATGCTGGAAACGGGGTACCGGGGGCGGTACAAGGGCACGGCGTGGGCTTTGCGCACGCGCATAGAGGGGGTGATAGGGAATGAAGATTACAAACCTCTATAACCTCCCTGACGCGTTCACGCACCTAGCCGAGGACGGCGGGAGGGGCCGCCGGTTCCGCACGTCTACCACATCACCGAGCTTATCGAGCCTGTGCGCATGGCGCTGCTTCTGCGGGCACACTACGATGAAATCACGGAGGACGCGAGCGACTGCGTGTGGCTCGTGTTCGGTCAGGCGGCGCACAAGATTATGGAGGAGGGGAACCGCAAGGACTACGCCGAGATGCCCCTGTCGCGTGAATGCGGCACGGCAACGGTGACGGGACGGCTTGACCTGTGGGACGGCGAGACCATATCCGACTACAAGACATCGACCGTGGCAAAGGTCCAGAGGCAGGACTTCGGAGACTACTTCCTCCAAGGCATGGGCTACGACTGGCTTCTGCACAACAAGGCCAAGCGTATGCGGTTCGTGCTGTTGCTCAAAGACTGGTCGCCCACCCAGTACAGGCTTGCCTCTATGCGCGGTGACCGCTCGTACCCCGAACACCCTGTATACGTATGGGAGCACGAGATTACCGAGATGGAGAGGTGTGACGAGGCGGTGTGGATGGAGCGGAGAGTCCAGGCTATGGAGAGCGGTGAGCTTACGCCCTGCACGGACGATGAGAAGTGGCATCGGGGCGGTGGCTGGGCTGCGATGCGCAAGGGCGGCAAGCGTGCCGTGAAGATATGCGAGACCGAGGAAGAGGCAAGACAGCTTACGGGTATCGTGGAGAGACGGGAAGGCGAGGATGTGCGTTGCCAGTACTATTGCCCAGTGGCACAGTGGTGCCTTGGGAAGAAAGGAGAATGAATATGACCGGCAAAATCGTGTTGAGCGGGGAAGAGTACGGGAAGCTCGTTGTCAATCTGTCCGACTATGAGAGGACTGAAAGCTATTGTCCTGGAGCTTAGCTTCAATAAGTTTGCGGAGGGTGGCTTCTGCGACCGTCCTACGCTCCGTATGTGTGGCTTCACGGACGATGATATGGACATTTATGCTTTCGACCACGGCGTTGCCACTCCCCGTCCGGAGTTCACCAAGAAAGAAGATAGGTTAGTCAAGGCTATCAAGGAGGCCAAGTAGCATGGGCGCACACATCGTTATGCTTATGGGGCGTTCCGGTTCGGGCAAGTCAAGCTCTATGCGCAACTTCAAGTCGGGCGAGGTATTCGTGTTCGAGGTCGCCAAGCAGGAGCTTCCGTTCAAGGCGGACTGGTCTGAGAAGTTCGTCCAGTACAACGCCACCTACGACAGCATCAAGGCGGTGCTCTCCAAGGCCGCGGAGAAGCAGACGGTCAAGACGTTCGTCATCGATGACAGCCAGTACCTTATGGTGTTCGACAGCTTCCGCCGTGCCAAGGAGAAGGGCTACGAGAAGTACACCGACTTCGCCGTTGACTTCGAGGGTCTTGTGCGGTTCTGCCAGACACAGCTCCCGTCCACGTTCACGGTCTACTTCCTCCAGCACGTTGAGACGGACGACACGGGCATGGTTCGCGCCAAGACCATCGGGCGTATGCTTGACAGCCAGCTCAATGTCGAGGGGCTGTTCTCCACCGTTCTTCTTACCAAGGTCGAGAAAGGATGCTATACTATCGTGACTAAGGACGTTGACGGGATGTCCACTGCGAAGTCGCCTATCGGCATGTTCGACAGCGTTGAGATACCCAACGATCTCCAGCAGATTGACAAGACGGTACGTGCCTATTACGGCATCTAGGGAAAGGAGCAAGTATGATTACAAAACCTAGCAATTACGATACGGTAAGCGATGATGATGTCAAGGTGACTGTCGGCCCGCACAAGGTCGTGATCACGGGAGCAGAGGACGTCAAGGAAAAGGAATACTTCATTGTCCATTTCGACATCGATGAGGGAGCGGACAGCCCGCTCACCGGCTACTACAAGAACCACACGGGCCAGGACGGCAAGTGGCGCGGAAACGTCTACGTCTCGTACAAGGAGACCGCCGCGCGTATGCTGAAGCACTTCGTCAATTCCGTCAAGAACTCCAACAACGGCTATGAGTGGGACTTCGATGAGAAGAACCTTGTCGGCAAGTTTGTCGGTCTTAACTTCCGCGAGGAGGAATACGTGAACAACAAGGGAGATGTCGCCGTGAACGTCAAGCCGTTCCAGTGGTTCGCGCTTCCCGATGTCCACGTCCCTGGCAAGGTCAATCTTACGCCAGCCAAGCTCGTGCTTCCCGAAAACGAGAGACCCAAGCCGGCCGTCCAGGTTGCGATGCCTGACGACAAAGATCTTCCGTTCTAGCCGTAGGGGCTTCGGCCCCTTATAGTCCTGTAGTTAAACGGCATAACGTGCCCCTTATAAGAGCTTGTCGTGGGTCCGACTCCCGCCAGGACTACCATCTGTAGGGATGTAGGACAGCAGTCAGTCCTCCGGTCTCCAAAACCGGATACAGGGGTGCGAATCCCCTCTTCCCTGCCATTGTAGGAGGATGCCAGAGTTGCTAGGCCATTATATGCTTGCGATATATGACGAGAACGGGGAATGGCCCGCTATGTTTGGTGACGATATAGCCGTGTACGACACGGTGAGGGAAGCGTCCGAGGCCACAGGGGCAGGCACCGACTACCTGTGGGGAAAGGCGATGGCGGTGCTGAAAGGAAAAGGCCACCGCATAGAGATACGAGGACAGCAGTATACGCTCTGGGTGATAGACACAAATGAATAAGAATACCAACAAGGAATGGAGAAGATACATACCGATGGCGCAGGAATACGCCAAGGAATACGGGATTACCGAGAAAACAGCTATGAAGCAGATGAACAACAGCGGAGAGCTGCTTTATAAGAAACGATACATCATAGCGCTTTACGACTATACTGACGAATGGCTTGTGGCGGAATGCGACAACCTTTACGAGCTTGCTGCGTTCCTTGGCAAGGACAGGATAAGCTCGAACGGGAACATATCTTCCACGCTGTCGCACAGCAGGGACGGAAGAAGATGCCTCATAGGCAAGGACGGGAAGAAGTACGTAGCCCATATCATTGACATGGAGGACGGAGAACAATGAACGAATATCTGAGAACATACCCTTATTTCTGTCTATGGAAATACATTGACGGACGCAAGGTGCCGTTCTCGCCGAAAGGCGGGGCAGCACGGAGCAACGATCCGTCCACGTTCGACACGTACGCCAACACCGCACCCCAGGCCACGGGCGAGTACCAGCTCGGCGTTGGTCTTTTCGGCGACCTGTCGGCAATCGACATCGATGACTGCATCCAGGATGGCAAGATTTCGGACAAGGCGCTCGACATCCTGCAGGCCGTACCGTCCTACGCGGAGATTTCGCCGAGCGGAACGGGGGTACATATCCTGTTCCTGAAAACGTCATCGTTCGACAAGTCGAAGTATTATCTTAAAAACGAGAAGGAGAAAGTAGAGATTTACGTTGGCGGAGACACCAACCGCTTTATGACGCTCACGGGCAAGCACATAGACGGCACGCCTGACAATGTCGTTGCGTGTGACATCCAGTACGTGCTTGACAGATATATGCTCCGCCCTGCCATCGGAGCAGGTCTTTCGCTGTGGCTTGCCAAGGATGCCAAGCTGGCAGACCTGTGGAACGGCGCCGCCCCTGGCGCAGGCGCGGACGAGAGCGAGCGTGACGAGGCGCTCTGCTGCAAGCTCGCATACTACTGCGGTGCGGACGCGGACAAGGTGGACGAGATGTTCCGGCAGTCCCCTTACTATGCGTCCAAGGACGATGAGCACAAGGCGAAGTGGGAGCGCGATGACTACCGCGTGGCTACCATATCCAAGGCGTGCGACATCGCCAAGCCACACCTGACACAGGGTACGTTAGCGCCGTCCAGGAAGTACACAGCGGACGACACGGGCAACTCCCGGCGGTTCATTGACACCTATGGGCAAGACCTGCGGTGGAACACGGACGCGCAGCAGTGGATGGTGTGGAACGGGAAGTACTGGCAGATTGACGTTGACTCAATCGCCACGCTGAACAAACTAGACGCTATGGCGGACACGATGATGTCCGAGCTTACGGACGACAGCACAAAGGACGAGAGACGCAACGTGGCGTACCTTAGAAGCCACAGGGGAAAGCAGTCGTGCCTTAGCGAGGCACAGCACCTCGGAGGCGTGTCTGTAAGCAACGCTATGTTCGACCGCGATGCGTGGATGCTCTGCACCGACAGCGGTGCGGTAGACCTCCGCACGGGTGCGGTTCGGCCAAGCACGCGTGACGATATGTTCTCCAAGACGACAGGTTGTCCCATCGATATGGACGCCGTGCCCGTCAAGTTCGTGAAGTTCCTCAAAGAGATTACCAAGAACCACCCCGAGCTGTTCGATTACGTCCACCGCCTGTTCGGCTATGGCTGTACGGCATCCACGCGTGAGCAGCAGATTTACTTCTTCGTGGGTGACGGCAACGATGGCAAGTCGCTTCTGCTTGACGTTGTGGGCGGTGCGATTGGGGACTATACGCAGACGGCCAAGGCTTCGCTTCTCACCGAGCAGTACAACAAGAACAACTCCGAGACACAGGTGGCGATGCTGAAAGACGCACGTTTCGTGAGCGTCGAGGAGACCAAGCTGGGTGACGCGCTTGACGAGGGCATCGTGAAGAACCTCACGTCAGGCGTAAGCAAGATGGTAGGGCCGGTTCCTTTTCCAGAACGAGTTTTCGTTCTATATGAAAGCCAAGATTTTCATGGCCACGAACTACCGGCCCACGATATACGGGACGGACAACGGCATACGGCGCAGGCTTGTGCTCATTCCGTTCGATCGCGGTTTCTCGAAGGACGAGGTTAACAAGGATATGCGGGAAGAGCTGGAGACCGAGAAGCCTGAGATACTCGGCTGGCTTGTCGAGGGGTGTATGGAGTACCTGAAACAGGGCCTCAATCCTCCAGAATGCGTGGACGACCTTACCCAGGATTACCTCACCGAGCAGGACAGGGTGTCGCAGTGGATAGGCGACAGGTGTGACACGCGCGATCCCAACGCCGTGTCCACGAGCACGGAGCTGTATCACGACTACCGTGGCTGGTGTGCGGAGAACGGGGAGCACTCGACATCGCAGACGATGTTCGGGCGCAACCTCGCAGCCAAGTTCCGCAAGATACGCCTTGCCGGTTCGCGCGTGTACTGTGGCATCAAGATACGCGGTGACGTGGCAGACCTTTCCAAGGCTAGGATTGCCATGAAGATAGCCGAGATGCCGGACGATGACACGGGAGATGTCGGCATCGATGAAGAAAAAGATTGACATACGTTGTGAGGTGCGGTAAAGTAATTGAAAGGGAGATACCGAAAATGGAAAGCATCTATTACGATAAGACGGCAGATATGTTCACGCTGGAGTGCCCCAAAGGCCCCAGCGTCAAGTACGAGCCTGTAAACGACTTGGCTGACGACACGATACGTGACGTGTGGTATGTCGGCATGATGATGGTAGGGACGTTCGAGTGGAAGGCGGGAGAATACAAGGCGAAACGTGCCGAGTTCCTGAAGAAGTGCCCTGACGTCTACCACGCACGGGAGATACGGAGACAGGTGAGCGGACGGCGCTACACGGGCATGCGGTCACGGCTTGGCGAGACGGGCCAGAGACGGTTCGATGCCACACTGGGGGAATAGAGGAATGACAAAGAAAGTAAAACTGAGAGACGTGACGCCGGAACAGTTTAAGAATTACGATTGCCTTGGTATAAAATGCGATGATTGCCCTTTGAAAAAAGAAATATGCGCCAACGTTGAAAATTGCTGGGTCAATCATAAAGACCTTTATTCCGACGAGTTCCTCGACCAGACCATCGACATCGAGGTTCCGGACATCCTCACCAAGGAGGAGCACGACTATCTGGAGGCGGTAATCAAGCCTATTACTAAAGATTTGAAGTATATTTCATTATCGCATGGCACCATGCCTTTTCATTATTTATCTTTTAAAAATAAAAATAAACTTGTTATTGGCCGTATAGATACGGGTATATATGAATATAAATCAATAGAAAAAGATTATGATTACACCCTTGAGGAATTAGGCTTATGACCCCCAAATTACTTCCCCGTATCAAGGGCTTCTGCAAGGACTGCTACTTCTTCGAGCCAAGTTGTAAAATCTGTGAAGCGTGGGGAGCACACACCGAACCTGAATATTATTGTTCACACTGTGAACCAAAGGAGGATGAAAAGAAATGAAACCGAAGGACACAGAAGTCGTCAAACTTGGCGAGCGGAAGGAACCAATTGCCTGCTTGGAGAAGAAATCAGAGAAAGGCAATCAGGTTCTTATCCTATGGAAGAGTGATGACGGTAAGAGAATAATCAAGAGAATAATCGACAATCTCGGAAAATATCACTTTGACGAGTTCGTTCCGGGGCAGGCTCAGGCATTTGCTGACAGCATTCTCAATATCTCGGACGCGGTGATGAAAATATGATTACCATTTATTTTTACTGCACGAAAGGAAAGCCGTATCTAATGCCGGTTAACGGCCTTCCGGTTTACGACATTGACGGCCACAAGCAGCACGGCTATATGACCGTTCTTGACCCTGACCCCGATGAAGCCAGGGACTTGTACCTTAACGGTCGCGTCGTGGCAAGGTGCGAGGCTAACGAAACGTTTGAGGCGTGTCTACTAATAAACTTAGCGTCTCCTTGCTTCTATTCTAAAAAATTAGATTATCGTGATTTTCTAAAAAGAAGCTGTCTAACCGAAAAGGAAGTTAATAATTATTTGCTTCCAAAAAATACGAAGCTTGGAGAAAAATATGATCTCTTCGCCATCCACTTGGAGCACGTCACACCGTGTGACCTAGACCTGTCGGAGTTCTACAAAGACCATTTTGGAACCGAACCAATTACAAAAGCTCCTCAATCTTATTGCCACGCATTTAGAAAGATATTCATTTCCAAAGAAGAATACGAGCAAGAACATACATTCCCCGATAATTACTATGTTAATGATTTGAAAAGAGGTACCTATTACCGAATGGAACCCTGCTATATCTTCGCCGACCATTCCACCTATTGTGCCGACGTTCTAAACGGGTTTAAAGACTTGGAGATTAGAAAGACATGCCCCAAAAATGGGCTGGAAAGGAGATAGCCATGCTGGATTACCCAATAAAATACCGAATCGATCTCAGCAATATTCTCTTCTCCGATGAAGCAATCGAAGAATGGAAGAAAGAAAGAAGGTTAAATAAATGACAATCTACGTGGTGGAGTACAAAGCCGATACTGATGTTCCTTTCTATCCAGTAGACGGTGATGCGAACAGCCATATCATCCATTCTTTCACTCACTATTGCGATGCCAAGAAATATATGGAACATTGTAAAAAGAAAGTCTTGAAATCATATCCTAACAATAATTGGAAATGGACAATAGCTAAGTACGAAAGAAAGAAGGTCAAACAATGACTCAAAACGATTGGCTGCCTAAGTTCGAGAAGTGCCACGGAAAAGATATGACGGAATGGTCCTTGGAAGATAAGGTTAAGTACTTCATGGATTAGGAAAGAAAGGATAAAGGGAAATGATACCGAAGTTCAGGGCGTGGTCTAAACAATTTCACCAGATGGTAAATGTGGTGGCAATCGAACCTAAACAGCATATCGTAGACTTCAAATTAAAAGGAGATGATAGAACTACCTATCGTCGTGATTTTGATGAATGTATCCCATTGCTCTATACCGGAATCAATGATGATTCAAAGTGGGAAGAACTGACTAACAAAGAACAGGAATATTGGCTGTCTCTCGGCCATACTGAACAGGAATGGCAGGGAAAAGGAATATACGAAGGAGACATTATTAAGGTTCGCAATTACGGGTTTTGGCAGATAAAATACGACATTGACAGATGCGGATATTTTCTGGACAACATTCCTTCATGTATAAACCCCAACACTGGCGAACCTGGAGATAGTGCTGACGAATGTTTAGGATACCAGCTTGGTTTAAGAGTAATCGGCAATATCTACGAGAATCCGGACCTTCTAAAGGTGGTGATGAATGCTTAAAGTTAACACTGCGAAGATTAGCCCAAAGGAGTTCGCCAAGAAGTGGGGGTTCAATTCCCTTGACTGGCTGGAGATTTTTACCTCTCGCATATCACTCTCTGACGGCGAGATTCACATCATCAACGATGAGGACAGCCAGGAAACCATGGTTGCCGATGAAGCCCTTGACGTTCTGTACGATATGATTGCTGCCGGTGACGTCATCAAGCTGGAAAGGAAATAGAGAAGCGATGGTAAAGGGCAATAACAAAATGACCGATAATTATTATGTCTATATGCGGAACATTGCTACCCAGGCAATCATCGCCAAGAGCGGGCCGTTCACGTTCGCCAAGGCTAACGAGGTTCTGGATAATTATTATGTCACGGAACCAAGATGTTCGTCACCGACTGTGACCGACCCTGCCGTGCGTATCTTCGTTGCCAAGAGTGAGTTAGGCGAGCCGTGGGGCGAAGCGTTCAATGGCTGGGAAACCGACACCGAGAACGCATACGACAAGAGGTACAGGAAATGACATACGATGTAGATTGGAAAAGTGATATGACCGTTGCCAGTTTTGTTAATACTATTAGTAACGCAATAGAGCGTAGGAACACTATTCTGAAAGCTACTTTGCGTATGTTCGGCTATGACGGAGACTTTGATGACGAGAAAGCACTGAAGAAATGGGCAAAGGACAACAATGCCCATATCACTGACGGCGTGTTCTGCTGCAGGAAAGGGAAACAAAGATTATGGTGAACGGCTGGCCTATGTCACAGATACCTGCCTGGAAGCTGAAGGAGACGCACGAGAACGCCAAGAGCTGCTCGGTGTGTCCCCTGTTCAGGAGCGGGCAGTGCCTCGTCAAGGGGTACATACTCGGCAACGCCAAGGACGCGGAGGTGAAAATAAAATGAAAAATAAATTAGACAGATACATTCTTAATGTTGACGGCTTCATACTGGATAGAAAAGCAAAGTATTACAAGCAAAATGATGGATATTTTACGTTAATGTATTTAGAGACAAATAAGAAAGAATATACCTATAATTCAATAATCATAGCCACAGCAGACCACGCCTCAAAGCTAAAGCCACTACAGGAAATGATAAGGAACAACTTTAAGCTAATGTTTAATCCTCTATATCCCAAATTATGACCATTTCTCTCCGTTCCTACCAGCAGACCTCTATCGGCAATATCCAGTCCCTCTTCGCCATCGGATATAAGCGTGTCCTGTGCGTGCTCCCGTGCGGTGCCGGCAAGACGGTCATGTTCGCCTATATGGCCGACCGCCACTGCCGTCTCTCGCCCACGAACCGCGTGCTGTTCCTAGTCCACCGCATTGAGCTTGTCGAGCAGGCGGAGGGGACGTTCGATATGATGGGCATAGACCGCACGAGAATACACATCGCCATGGTGCAGACCGTCACGCGCCACCTTGACGTGGAGCCTACGCCTACCCTAATCATCACGGACGAGGCCCACCACGCCTCGGCTGTGACCTATGCGCGTATTTATGCCAAGTGGCCGTCCGTGCCCGTTGTAGGGCTTACTGCGACCCCGTGCCGGCTTGACGGGAAACCGCTGGGCGACATATTCCAGTCGCTGTCTGTCGGCGTGAGCGCACAGTGGCTCACCGACCACGGGTGGCTGTGCCCCTACGACTACTACGCACCGCGCATAAACCTCCCTGACGGGGACTGGAAGCCACGCGGTGATGACTACGACACGCAGGACGCGGAGACACGGCTTGACAGGGCAGGGATATACGGGGACGTGAAGAAGTACCTAGATCCCAAGCGCAAGACGATTGTCTACTGCCCCACCGTGGCGATGTCCAAGCGCATAGCTTCCGAGTTCGGTGACATCGCGCGCCACTTCGATGCCGACACGCCAAAGGACGAGCGCCGTGCGATTATGGACGCGTTCAGGTTGGGGAAGCGTGCGCGTGCTCTGCAACTGCGACCTGATAGGCGAGGGCGTGGACGTTCCCGACTGCGACTGCGTTATGCTGCTGCGCCCTACCAAGTCGGTAGCGCTCTACATCCAGCAGGCTATGCGGTGCCTGAGACCTGGGTACACGGGCAAGCGTGCGGTGATATACGACTTCGTTGGCAACGTGTGGCGACACGGGATGCCCACGGACGAGCGCACGTGGTCGCTCACGAAAGCGACAAAGTGCCGTAACCCGTCTGGGGAGAAGGAAGTCACGTGCAGGCAGTGCCACAAGTGCCTGCTGGTGTACCCGGGGACTTCGCGCATATGCCCGTACTGCGGAAACGACAACGGAAAGACCAAGGCGGAGATCGAGATAGACGAGAAAGCCGAGCTTGAAAAGGTCAAGGAAGTGCAGAAGGACGAGCGCAAGAAAGCTTGGAACTTCCAGCAGCTTGTCGAGCTTGGGAGACGGCGGGGCTACCGCAACCCCGTGTACTGGGCGCAGTGCGTTGTACGCGGGAGGGGCAAATAGAAAAAGGCTAGCCCTGCAAAGGCTAGCCCCGAAAGGAGAAAATGACCGAAACGGTATTTATTGTCAATTCAAGGGTAGGCGGTTAACCTGCCATACACATATTATATCACTTCTTCTTGAAGTATTCTACCTGTCTCAATCGCTTCTGCGCCTGTGACTTAGTGAGGTTGTTCTTCGACAGCGGTTTTCCGCTCTCGGACTTGACCTGGTAACCCTTACTTGTTTTTGAAATCATACAATGTTGCCTCGATTGCCTCCGACAGGTACTTGCCGACATCGCCGTAGGTGGACTGGATGTACTCGGACATCTCAGGCGTGAGCCGTGCCTCGATGAGGCTGAGCGCCTGTTCCTTGGCACACTTCTTGGCTTCGTCCGTGAACGTACCGCTTTCCTTCAGGGACTGGACGTACGTCTGGTATACCGACTTGACGGCATCCGAGACGATTGAAGCCACAGAGGTGAGGAGCGCAGCCGTGTTCTTGTCCTTGACCTTGGAGTTAATCCACTTGGTCAGCAACCCAGTGAGCCACGCCAAGATAGCCGTGACAGCCGTCCCTGCGATGCTTATAAGAATATTGACTACCTGTGAACTCATTTGTTTTGACCTCCGTTGTAAAGATTTTCTACCTTGTTCTCCAAAATGCTTATGCGCGTGTCGAGCTTGGCAGCCTTTATCTCGGCGATGTCCTTCTCGATATGGTCTAGGCTCTCACGTATCTGCGCCATCGCGGCAGCGCTGTCCCGGTCATCGTGCTTCGAGCTGCGGTTCGAGTTGATTATCGCAACCACGGCACACGACACCGAACATACACAGGCGATGACGGTGAGGATTATATCCAAATATGACATGTTTATGGCTCCTAACTATTTTCAATAGGTGGAAAACTTAATGACATTATAACACTAAACTAATAATGTAAATTCGTAACGAATGTAGGCTTGTCCTGATTGTGCATTTAATTGTTCGCTGACAATCTTCAAATAGTTAGGAGCCTTTTCAACTTTAGCCGAAACCGATTGAGCACTGACTTTTCCTCCACTGATTGACACAAGGAAAGTACCGTTAGAAACATCCCCACAAGTAGAATTAATCGGAGTAATTTTATCAAGAATATCTTTTGGAATACCGGTTAAATTAAGTGAAAGCGAAGAAACTGAAGTTGGCGATGAAGCTGTTAATCCTAATATAATTTTTAGATCTCCGCCTTTTAAGATGACTTCTCCAAAGTACACGCTCCACCCAGCTGACTTTAGTGTTTCCGGTAGCATATCCGTTGTAATCTGCTGGCAGTATTCTGGGTTGCTGTTTATGGACAGATAGTTGCGCATTTCGAGAAGGCTTAAATGCTGTCTTGGGTATGCCGTCCACTTGCCGTTGTCGTAGGAGTAGACGTCGCAGTACGGGCGGTTGTCGTAGGTGACGAACCAGCACTGGTAGGCACCCGTGTAGAACACGATGCCCGTGCGGAGACCGTCAGGGGTCACGCAGTTGGCAAGCGTGACGCCACCTGTGACCGTGGACGGGATGGATGCGGAGTAGTCGGCGATGGCGTTGTCGTTGGTGTTGAGGATGGAGAGCAAAGTAGCCTTCTGCGTGTCCGACAGAGCGGATATGATAGTATCAATCTTAGGCGTTTCGTTAATGACTGACATATGATTTTTACCTCGTTAATATTATAGCACTACGAATTGTACCAGTAATCGAACAGGAACGTTATTGAGGACGACAGCGTGAAGTTGACAGGGAAGGTAAGGACAAGCAGGTTGGTAGACCGATTGTAGTACCCCTGGCCTGTGGCTGCGTATTCCCCTCCCTGTATTGCCCACACGGCAGGGAAGCCGAAAGCATTGGTGGCAAGCGGAGCCGGCAAAGCATAGGAATATTCGTACAGGTCTCCGGCAAGAGACTTCTTTGTGAAACGGTCTGAGGCAAAGGCAACCTGCTTGACAGGCGTGCCTATCTTAGCTTGACAGCTAATAAATACGCGTAGTTGCTCGCCGTCATCGAGCTGTCGAGCGCTATGGTGTTGTCCTGCACCGTCACGTTGTACGGGTCGAACGCCTTGGTGTCGGCGTACGGCGTCATCGTGAAGAGACCCGCAACGCTCGTGGGCGCCGTGAAAACGTAGAACGTATAGTCCGTGTAATACTGGAAATACTCCAGGTCTCGGTACTGGTCGTACGGAACCTGCGCCGTGGTGAGCGTTGACGTGATGTTGACGTTGCCCGTGGTGCCTGCCGAGTTCTTCCAGTACATCTGCAGGACTGTCGGAGTAAGCCCCTCGATGTGGACGTACACCTTGTCCCCGTCATCGCCGTTCCGCTGCGGTGCCTGCGTGATGAACTCCAGCAGGTTTCCGGTGCTGTCGTAATAGCAATATGATGCCATAATTTTATGCCTCTATATATTATAACCCTACGTTCCGTCCAGTATCGTTGAGAGCGACAACGTGGAGGGTGTGGGGCAGTCCGTCCGTCACCTGCCATACGTGCTCGGTCTTGGTGTCGTTGAGCGTGAGGTAGATTACCGAGCCTTTCCCTCCGCCAGAGCCTACGGCGAGGATGTCGTGGTAGTTCGTCCCGTCATAGGCCGTGATGATGAACGGCCCGTTGGCAAGCAGTTTGAGGTACGGAGGCTTGTAGCCGTCCGCCGTGAGGCTTATGTACGATGACACGAGCGACAGCGTGCCCTTGGCTGCGGCATACGGCTCGCTGTCAAGCGTGCTTGTCCCTGCCACGGCGTACCACGTGTAGCCTGACGTGTCGCGGAGGTAGGGGCATAGGTCGGCAAGCATAGGCGTCCAGCTAAGCCACGTTATGTCGGTGTAGTATTCTATCTGGAGCGTAAGGTTGATTATCTCGGCATTGTCCTTGTTCACAAGCAGGCCATCGCCGTAGACACCGCCCGTGCGGAGCTTTATCCAAGGCGAGTATGCTGACGTTGGCGTGAACAGCCCCGTGATGGACGGCTCGGCATATATCGGAGCTGCGTTGGCAGCGGTAGCCGTCTCGTACACCGCGCCCGTGCTGAAATAGTCTACCCCGCCGCAGAAGCCGGTGTAGCGCGCCCACCAGAAGCCGGTGTTCCAAAGATACCACTGCTGCGGAAGACCGCCTATCCCATTCTTGTATACGTCCTGGTACCCGTTAGGGAGAACACGTATGCCAGGGGAAACGTTGTCGAAGTCCTGATACGAGAGCACGATGGACGAACCGACCGACACCGCCGAAAGCTCGTTCTTCATATAGACGTACTTGGCGGTGGGATAGGTGATGTTTCCGGCACAGTACCCGTACTGCAGGTACGGCCAAGACTTTCCCTCGCCCGTCACCGCTGCGAGAAGATACTTGCCTCCCGTGTAGGGGTATGACGTGTCGCCGTCCGAGAAAAGAAGCTCATCGTCCCCGTAGAAATAGTTGGTCGAAAGCCGTGCGTATACCTTGCGCTGTTCCTTGCGGACGACAGCCTGCCCGTAGTTGACGTACTGGTAGGCTCGGTACTTGGTCTGGATTGCCACCGAATAGTTGCGTATGACATAGTTCTTGGAGGCATAGTAGACGACCGAGATATAGTTAGGCTCGTATGCGGTGACAATCTTGAACACCGTATAGCTTTCCCCGGATATTCCCGTGAACGTGCTGTTAAGCGCGTGAATGTCTGAAAGGCTCTCGGCACGCTGACGTATCGCCACGACATCGTTGCCTAAGCGGTTCGCCTTGTCCTGCTCGGCAAGAGCGAAGTCGTCAAGCGATGTCACGCCAGACTGTGAAGTATCAAGCTGTGTCACCGGAACATCCTCGTCCCTGTCGGGCTTGTTGAACGATATTCTGAACGAATTGAGAGGCTGGTATGAGACCGAGAAAACGCATCCTGCGAAGCCGGAAGTGAACTGGTTGTATATGGACGTAGCGCCCTGAGCCAAATTGACTACCTTAGTCACATAGGTCTGCGAGATAGAGCATATGCCGTATGTGAAGTACGATGACGGGATGGCAAAATAGTCGGCAATATGCTGACAGGACGCTTCAAGAACGCTGTCATAAAGACCGCTTTCGGTAATCTCTATCGAGTTGACGATGATGTTCTCGAACGTAGTGTAGTTATTGGACCACCACGCACGGGCAATCGAGTACGTGTCCGAGAAGCCGTATATCTGCGTGCCACCGATCTGGTACTCGACCGTGGAATAGTAGTACTGCGAAAGCTCGGCAACGGTCTTATATCCTGAACCGCTGGCAGGCAGCTTGGTATAGTCGGTTTTAAGGCACTGGCGTGCCGTCTTTTCCACGCACAGCTTTGTGATGTCGATTGAGAACGGGAAAATCAAATTGCTGAAAATGGCGCTTTGTGCGGTGCTGCCAACGAAAGACATATAAAGACAATTATAGGTGTTGTTGTATAGGAACGTAACGTAAGCAGCTATCGTTCCGCTCGGAGCGGTGCCATTCCACGTATACGAACCCGTGAACGTAACCGAAGTGGCTATCGTGGATGACCCGTTTTCAGCGTACTTTGTCGCCGTACCCTGTTTAAGCCACGTTATGACAACGTTTCCGATAGTAGCCGTGGCAGCGTTTCTTGTAGTGAAGATGACCGAAGATGCCAAAGTTGACGTGTCAATGGTTATATAAGTGCCTTGATAACTGCTTTTTTCCGGAGTGTCGCCGTCATTAGGATATACGTTTCCAATACGGAACGTACCCTGGGCATACGCGTCCATAAGCAGTCTCGTCACCTTGTAGATAGGCATCTGCGTGTTTATCACAAGGTTCTTCTGCTTCGACAGCACTGCGCTGTCGCGGTCACGGAAACCCACGACCTCGTTCCGCACCTCGTTGTTCGTGTCAAGAAAGCTCTCGCCCATATTCACAAGGGACGTGATGTAGCTGTCCGAGGACATCGAACGCTCGATGTAGTTGACGGTAGCCCCGTCATCGCTCCACTGCTCCCGCGAGTCAGCACGGAGGTCTAAATAGGTGAGAACGTGGTTATGGACCCTCGGTATACACCCTATCTGGCTCATAAGCGCCGTGAGCGCCTGTCTAAAGGTCGGCTGTGACATCGACAAGTCCTTGCAGGGAACGTTGAACTTGGAAGCTATCGCCGTGTCGTACCCTAGGAAAGGCTGGTAGCTCCACGTAGCCCCGTCAGTGGTAGTCTTGACCTTGGGAACGTACATATCGTAGTATTCCTTTATCACCTCGGCAATCGTCTTCTGACCGGTAAGCTTGGAATGAGTAATCACAAGGTTGGGACACTGCCACTTCTCCAGCATCTTCGTCTCGCTCATAAGCGTTATCGTGTATTGGTATAAAAGCGTTGACACGTTCGTAATCTTCTCCGTGAACGTGTCCACGAGATAAAGCATCTTCGTGCCGTTGACCGTGACCTGCGCGTACTCGTACGGGTGCAGGCTGTCAAGGCGCTTGGATGCCGGAACCTGAGCAAGGACGAGAATGAAGCTGTCGAGCGGCTCGCCGAACTCGTCCGTCTGGACCGCTCCGCATACCGCCTCGTAGGTGTTGTTTATGTTGTCCTGGAACTTGACCGTTACAGTGTTCATTTGTCCTCCCCGACCGAACCCGCCGTGAGCGAATATCCGGCCCTCACCCTCGTATAAGAAAGCTGCGCGTCCATCTTGCGTATCGTGTCAGCCTGGTTTATATAGTTGTTGGCAACGTCCACGGCCGTGGAAGCCACGGCAGCGCCTACCGCTATCACCGCACCCACCGGTCCAAGCATGGAAGCGGCAGCGATGGCAGACGTGCCTATCGAGACGGATTTGAGAACAACGTTCTTGGCAACGGTGTAGCTCCGCTGGCCTTGGTAGTCATCGGCAAGCTGGAAATGGCGCTGGATGAAATAGTCCGTCTCCTGAAGCACGTCACGCGTGACATCCTTAGCCTTGGAAACAAGGTAGGCAGACGTGAACAGCTTAGCGGTTGACGTGTCCGCGCTGTCCTCATCCTCTTCGTCCTCATCGTCCTTGGCGCCCTGCGTGGGGTCGGAGACTTTCTGGGAAACAGTCTCCTTCTTCTTGTCCCCGACTATCTTTATCTCTACCTGTCTTATGTCCGCCATATGCTAAGCCCCCGCGAACGTCACAACGCACGTACCGCTGTTTCCCAGCTTGCGGTCGTACTCGAAGTCCGCCATAACCATCGTCCTAGTAGCCGTCACACCTCCGATAGTCACGGTGAACGCATACGTGTTGTATCTTGCCGCGCTTCCGGCAGCGACCGCAGCCCAAACATCGGTGAAAAGCGCGTTGTCGGACGTGGGGAACAGGACTACCGTCATCGTGTCCGTTCCGGCCTTGGCGACAGCCTTTGTCACTGCGTTGCTTGACGAGAACGGCTCGGGGTCTAAGTCGGATGATGAGCGGAAAGTGAGATGGGCAACGAAAAGGCTTGAACCTTTGTAAGTCACAGTTTCATATAGGAGCGTGTCGCTTATGACGAGCGTTCCGGACATCGTCACCGTGGAGCGGTACGCCTGTGCGACTTCCTCGAAGTTGTACTTAACTCTTGGCGTCTGCCAAATCTGAAGACCGCCAATTTCAGTCGAAACCTTTAGGGTGTATGTGTCGCATAATGCGGTAAGCAGGTTCATAATAGGCATAACATCGTTCGCCTGCGAAACACCTGAAAGTATCACGTTCTGCGCATTGACAGCAGGGTTGGGTACGCTTGGCTGGTGCTCGATGACGATATAGTAGCAGTCATCGGCAAAGTGGATCTTATGCACGAACTCCTGTTCGTCCATTACGAAAACCTTGGCCGTGTCCACACCGAGGGTACGTGCCACCGAATAAATCTCCGAAGTAATGCCTGCCTTGATGTCCGACATCGCGTGCCTCCTAACTGTACGTAACGCTCATTATCTTAACCTGCGCATATTTCTCCCAAGCCGGGAGAGCCTGCATAATCGACTTCTGGATATAGCCGATATGGTTGCCGTAATAGGTATACCCCACACGCGAGCCGAAGAAGTCGAGCTGCGAGGCGTAGGATGCGTCACCAGGATAGTAGTCTATCTCGTGCGTCTGGATAAAATGCTTCATGTTGTATCTCCGCGCAGGTATCACAAGCGAAGCGTAATACTTCCCACTGTGCACCTTCATCGTGTTAACGAAGTTTCCAGAAAGGTGCTTCTCCATGAACCCGTCCGCCACGTAGACCATAACCATGTCACGCAGGGAACGCATATCCTCGCTGTCCATACGCTAAGCCCCCTTTATGCTAATATAGGTTTCCGCGCTCGGCGTGTTGTCGAACTCCGAGTTGCCCCAAAGCTCCTTGCGCTGGATGTTAAGGACGTTGTATTCCATTCCGCCGATTATCACCCTGTCGCCTGCCTGAACGTCTATCGTGTCAAGCGTCTTGAACGTCATAGCCGAAGTGTCGAACATAAACAGGCTGTCCACCGTCATCTTCTCATAGGTGTCGGGCTGCAGCTTCTTGGCCCAGAACGGGCCGTGTGTGCGCGTCTCATACGTTATCTGGGAAAGGTTGCTGTTCGAGGCATTGCGCTTACGATAAAAACACACGTAGTTGTACCCGTACTCCCCCATGTATGTGTCACGGCATCCCATTTAGAAAAGCCCCCACCAGTAGAACGAGAAACCGCCTCGTCCGCCTATCTGCAGGTTGGCAAGCCCAGCACACTCCAAGTGATTGTACGCAGCCGTGCTTACCGATATGGCATTGATGTCGCCGTGCGACTTCACAAGCCGTCCGCTGTCATCCTCGCCCGTCTCCATAATCCTGTCGCCCGACTTGAAAACGTAATAGTCCTGCTCCAGAAGAGCAAGCTTGTACTGCTTCTTCTGCCACGATGTCGGCTCAGGATAGCACGGGTTAATCTGGACGTTCATTTTGGCGATGAACATATTGAGGTTCTCCTGGTTGCGCGAAAGCCAGCGGTCAATCTCCGTTGGGGAATTGCCGCCTTTCAAAGCCTGCGCGAGATCAATCCCCGTGTACTCCTTGAACTCGTCCGCGTTCACCTTCATTGTGCTGAAGTCTATCATTTTGAAAGGAACTCCATTATGGCATCGAACTGCGCTTCGCTGACGTGCTCCTTGACCGCACGCGAATAGTCGGCGAACGTCTTGCCCTTGTCACTCTTGGTCACACTATACCCAGCCACCTTGGCTTCGGCCGGCTTGGCATCATCCTTGCTCTCTTCCTTGCCGTCTACGGAGGCCGTCTTTGCGTCTCCCAGAGTCTTATCCTCGGCTTTCTTTGTCTTGGCGTCATCCTTGGAAGCGGAACTTTCATTCTTTGCCTTTGCCTCCTGTGTGGCTTCACCGCCTTTGCCTATAAGCTTTGAGAAAGCGCTGTTGAACTCATCGGCGCTCATATCCGGCAGCCGTTCAATGATGTCCTTCCCCTTGTCACCGCGCTGGTAGAGTATCGCCATCTGCTTCTTACTTGCCCACGCCATCTTTCAATGCCTCCTTCAGGTTCTGGAGCTTGGCCACGTGGTCGAACTCGTCCTTCCGTATTTCCTCGAACACCTTTACCGCTCCGTCCTGCTTCTGCGCCTGAGCAAGGCGTATAGCCTTGTCATAGCCGTCTATCGCCTCTTCCTCGTCCTCGATGAGGAACTCCAGGGTGGACTTCAAGCCGTCATCGCCTTTCTCACCCGTGAGCTGCGCCAGCTTGGCGTTCGCCTCGTCATCGGACATATCCATATAGCCCATAAGGAAGTCGGAGGCAGACTTGTCCCCGCCCTTTGCCATATCGTACAGCTTCTTTGCTTTGTCAGGTGCTATGTATTTCATATGACCATATTATACCACATAAAAAGCCCCTGCTCCGCAAGTCACGGGGCAGAGGCATAGACTAGGCTTTCTTAGGAAGAGTGACCTTGGCGGAAGTGGCAGCAACAACAAGACCGGTGCCATCGACAAGCGAGAAGAAGTAGCCGGTAGCGGTGGCATCGATGTTCTCGACACCAGGCTTGATTTCCTTGATGTTGGTTCCGTCAATCGTGACTGTCGAACCGACAGTCTTGGCAGTGGCGCTCACAACGACAGTGCCGTTCTTGCCGGCAGGGATGGAGTAGGCAGCATTGAGAACCCAGCCGTTGGTGTCATTGCCTGCACTAAGCGAAACACGGAGAGAGTTGGTAGTGAAAGTGCTGAGAGCGCTGGCAACGGAAACGTAAATGGCCGGAACCTTATTGTCAGGAACGAAGATGCCGTGGAAGAGATGGAAGTTGACCTTCGTGCCATCGAAGTCCTGAACGACATCAGGGCCGAACTGACGGACATTCTTGACCATGGTGACCGGAATAGCAGCCTTGCGGTCGGCAACGATGTAGTTGATTGTCTTGGAAGCAGCAGTGTAAGCCACACCATTATTAGTGGTGATAGCGTTGGTGATGAAGCGGTTGCTAGGGCAGACACGTATCTCACGGCCTAAGAAGGTTGTGAAGCCAACGGTGATTGCTCCGACAGTCCGATTGCTGGCATCGAGGAACTTGGTGAGCTCGGCGGTGTTGCGGATTAAAGCCATAATCGAAGGATTGACGATGATAACTTGGTCTTTGTCGTCAACGCCCATTTCAGTGAGATACTGGAAGGCAGCGTTGAAACGATGGATGATGCCTGTATCATCGTTCAAGGAAGTAGGAGTTTCAGTGACCAAGTTGCCGAGAGAAGCGTTTGCCTTGGAGGCAAGATACGAGAAACGCATCGTATCGACTTCGGGGACAACCTGAGTGCGCATGAACTCGGTAGCCGTATGGCCGATAGCCATACCGCCCAACTGCTTGTCGGTGATGGTATCGATACGGAACTGCTCGCCTCGGTTCCACTGGAGCTGGAACTGTTCCCAATGGGCCAACAGTACCGCCAATCTTGTAGCCGTCGTTGTTAGGATAGGACGAGTAGTTGGTGCCGGTATTCTGCGACTGGTTGGCAGCGCGGTAATCGCCCATACCATCTGTAGTAATCTTGAAAATCTTGACAATGCCATTGTCGTCAAAATTGAGAGGAGCCCACTTAGCGCCACCCTCGAAAATGGCGGAAATGGAGTCCTGAACCATAACCGTATCAAGCGCCTTCTGGTATTTTGTAATCAGCTCATCAAATTCATTAAGTGCCATAAAAATCTATGCTCCTTGTTAGTTGACAAAGCCCGGAAGACCAAAGTCCTTCGCGGCCGACTTCTCATCCTCTTCCTCGTGATCGCCGTGAACAATCGCGGTGACGGCTTCCATAATGTCCTTCTCAGGGACGCCCGCCTTGACGGCGGAGTTGAGAGCCTCTTTCAGCGTGCCAAGGGCATCGCCTGTCGGGGCTTCCTTTTTCTCTTCGTTATCCATTTAGTGATAACCTCCTAACTAATCCACGAAACCGGTCAGACCGAACATCTCGGCGGCTTTCTTGTCTTCGTCCTCGTCACCGCCTTCGTCCTTGTCCGACCCAAGAGGAGTGACTGTCGTGACAGGCTCAATCCTCTGCGCCCACTCTGGGTGCCCTTGGGCTTCCTTTGCCAGCGTGTCCGCGTCAATGGGCAGAGATTTCCCTTTGAAATAGGCTCTGACGTCATCGTACTTGGACGGGTCTATGTGACTTTTCAGCAACGCATTCTCGGCTTCGAGTTCCGCCAGCCGCCCCTGCGTGGAGCCGTAGCGTTCCTTCATGACCTCGTACGACTGGGACTTGCCAACGGCTTCGTCAAGCTCATCGGCTTTCTCAAACCCGTACTTCTTGTAGGTCTTGTCGAGACGTTCCTGAACAATCGCATTGACCTCTTCCTGCGTGAACATCTTACCGGCTGACGTATCTGCAGTACCTGCCGGCGCAGCCTGCGTCTCGGTACCTGCCTGCTCTCCCGCCGTGGGAACTTCCGCGTTAACCGGCTGTTCAGCAGTGCCTGCTACATTCGTATTTTCTTCCATAGAAAGTGTTACCTCGTTTCCTTAGTGACTATATTATATCACACTACTAATTATCTACTAATTCTCTGCCTCTCCCAGTACCTCAGAAGCTGTCTGTCCTTGACGATGGCCTGACGTATCTCATCGTCCGGCATATAGCTGGCCATTTCCTGGTGCAGGTGAAGCCTGTCCGCATAGAAGTCTATCATCTCCTCCGCGCTGTCCTTGGTACGTCCGCTCGTCTGCCTCATATCACGCGGGCCGACATTGAACGATATTCCCAAGCTATCGCACGCCTCGTCAGCGCCCATCGCTGCCACGGTCTCGGTCGGTACGCTTACCATAAAGTGACGGCAGTTAGGTCTTGTCACAAGCCACGCAGGCGCACCCTCTACCCACTCCATAGGCCGTATGTTCCTTATACGCACGAGCGCCTCTATCTCGCCCCAGTCCTTCCTGTCCGCTATGCGCTTCCAGTCCTCGGATATGTAGTACTTCCCCTGCCATGCCACGTGGTCTTTCGCACAGTCGTTGTGCTTGGAGCACACCCAGAACACGTGCTTGGCGTTCCTTGCCCGTTCACGCGCCCCTTGGTATATCCAAGCCTTGCTTAGCGCCTCGGACGCCCTAGCCCCATCCAGCGATGCCACACGGCCTATAAGCCACGGGCGGTTGTATGCGTCAAGAGCAAGCATAGGCAGAACGAGCAGGGACGCGTCATACTCGCGCATCACCTGCTCGGCTATCTCTTTCGGCGGTATCGGGCTCGGGTTGCCGAGCACCCACGGGTCACCCGTGTATAGTCCCCTAAGCGTTTCCCTTAGATACCTGCGTGGGCTTATCCCCGCCCTTCGCATCGCCAGCATCCTGTTCTTTGCCCACAGCAGACGGAGCCTTGCCCTCCGCCTTGTCTCCATCGCCTGCTCCGTCAGCATTTCCATTTCCTGCATTCACGTTTTTCCCTTCATAGGCCATCGGGGCGAACAGGTCGCTGTTCCGCTGACGGTCTATCTCGTCCGCCTCCGCCTGCTTCTGCTCGGCGGTAAGCTTGCTTCCCCACAGCGTGTCCACGTAGCGCATTGTGGAAATCTCGCCGTTCTTCCACGCCGTGCCCAGTGTCGTTATCTCGTTCTCGAAGCTCGGATTGGCGAACTCCAGGAACTTCACGGTAACGTCCGGCCGGTAGTCGAGCGGTATGATGCCCGTGTCGATGTATCTCTGGAGCACGAGCAGCTGTCCGCACAGGACGGACAGCGTATGGCTTTCACGAGCAATCACGTTGTTACGCGTCATAAGCGTGACTTTCTCACGCTCACGGGTCGCACCCGCGTTGTCATCGTGCTTAACGGTGTCTATGCCAAGCGTGGCAGGCGAGATGATGCCGGAAAGCGCCAGCTTGATGAGCGATGTGAACTGGTCGATGTACTGCTGTGTGTTGAGCTGTGGCTGCGTGACCTGTATCTGGCCGTAGGAATTGCCGTCACCGTCCTTCATGCCGTGCAGAACCGCATAAGCCTGCCCGTAGACGTTAGGCATTTGCGTGCCTCCGTCCTTGGTTCTCGCAAGGTACTGCTCCGGAATGTATACCACAGGGGACGACACCTTGCAGGTGTGCGACATCTGTGACACGCACTGATCAATGTCATCGAACAGCGCCGTCTTGTCCGAGTAAATCGAACGGCCCATATGCGGGTGAAGCGGGTCATCGAAGAACGTGCTCGGAACCGCGAACGGATAGTCTATGCCCTCGATACGGCTGGGCGTGAGACCCGAAGTCACAGGCAGCGTGACAAGCGGAACCTCGTCTCCGTTGCCCCGACCGTCAAGCTTATAAAGGTGATAGTCGAATACCGAGGCGTTCCCGTCCACGCTCCGTGTCTCCACGAGCATATAGTCGTTACCTTCCCTGTCCTTGTAGTAGTCCCTGAACGATGCCCCAACGAACCGCTCGCCGTCATACGCGAAGTCCACGTCCTGCGCCTCGTAATACACGACACGCGGATGCTTCTCTCCGGCACGCACTATCGGCTTCCAGCAGCCGCACCCCTCCACGAGCGTGAGTGGCATCTGGCGCAGGTTGACGGCGGACAGCAGGCAGTCGTCCTTGATTATCGCGCCGAGCGTCTCCCCGTCCTTCCTGTCAGCGCACGAGAACGATGGCGCACCTATCACGTTAACCAGCGTGTCCACGATGGCACGCGGCAGGCCGGAATGTACCCGCTTGAAATCGTCCTCCTTGACCGCGCTGCCCCAGAAGTACTGCTTGCGGTTCCGGTTGTATATCGGGTCCATATTGAAGTTCTTTATCATCGCGTTGGTGTAGAAGTTCAGAAGCTCGTCCCCGTCACCCGTGTACCACGCCTCGTACTCCATAAGACGGCACTTGCGTATCTCCTCGTCAGAGTTGATGAACGACAGCCTTTCCGCAAACGGGTTCTCGCCCAGCTTGCGCGCTCCCTTGGAACCCCTGAACATCCAGTTTCTGATACGCTTGATAATGTTTGCCATACTATTTAATGCTCCTTGAACTCACGCCACCGAACCATCTCCAGCCTCATCGGCGACCAGGCATACTCGAACGCGTTTGTCGCGTGGTCGTCTATGTCAAGCCTTGCCTCGCCCTTCTCCCCTTTGCGTGCGTTGGCGAACTCGCGCATAAGGTTCGGGCAGTCGGTGCTTACCAGCAGGTCTCCCCATCCCATCATAAGCCTCTCGAACCCCACACGCGACAGGATAGGTATCTTCGTGCTCATTATGTACTCGCACCCCCACAGACCGTGCGCAGGAGCCGCCATCTCGAGGTTCTGCCTGAACTGCGGGTCTGCCGCGTCCACGTACACCTTGGGCGCCCCCTTCATAAGGCACGGGTCGTTCGCGTAGCAGTCGCGCCACCCCTTGATGGCATCGGCTATCGCGTTGAGTATCTCAGGCACCGTCTTCGGCGTTTCCGCACCTATGTTCGTCCAGTACCACTCCTTCAGCGCCACGAACTTCGTGCAGTCGGACGTGAGCCCCACCAGCACCGCCACCGTTGCGCTCTTCACCGCCCCGTCCCTACGTATGTGCCCCTGCCCGTCCGAGTACCCCGTATCTATCCCTATCGCATAGTCACAGTATTTCAGGCCTGCCAGCTGCTGGGGACGCAGGACTTCCGTCTTGGGCGACCACTCCGGAAGCAGCATCTCCGTGCTGTTCCCCCACATGCCAAGGCACTCCGTCTTGTATATCTCCGGCATCTTCGTCCGCATAAGCTCCTTCTGCGGGTCGAGCGTCTTGTCCCTGAACTCGTTTATCCTGTACGTGCTCTGGTGCAGGTACAGCCCCGCACCGCACCCACGTGTGAACGTCGGGTCGTAGCACTCGCGGTAGTCGTGCGTAAGCAGGTAGTCGTAGTCGTCCTCCATGCGCCCCTTCACGAACTCATCGTATATCCAGCACTGCTGGTCCCACGGGTTCAGCGCCATCGTTATCTGCATCTGCACGCCCTCGGGCATTATGCCACGCAGGGAGCCGTCCATCTGCCGGAACCCCTCCCTGTCCGTTATCTGGCTAGCCTCCTCTATATATATGTCGGTGAGCTCGCCCTTCTCGAACTTGATGGACGTTATCGACTGAGGATTGTTGAACCCACGGAACACTATCCTCTGCCCAGTCTTCCTATAAACAATCATATGCGGGCTCGTGTAGAACCTGAACTTGTCCTCCAGCCCCAGCGTCCCTATCACCCTCACGAGGTTGGCGTACGTTGACTGTGCGTTGTCAGTGTCGTTCTGGCGCACCATCACGATGTTGCGTATCGGGTTGTCCAGTATCTTGAATATAGGCTCGCGGCCCATTATGTCCTCGCTCTTCTTGGTCGAGCGCGCCCCGAAGTACACCCGGTACCGGCACGGCCACACCGAGCGGTTCGTGAACCATCCGCCCCAGTACCCCTGCCCTACGCTCTCACTTACGCTTATCGTTCCCATCTGCTATCGCTCCCGTGCCGCTGCCAACCTCCACCCTCGTAGGCGCATCGTTTATCACCGTCACCCCGTCCGCGCTCCCGCCCATCTCCAGCCTCTTGCTCTCAGCATAGCTCTCCGGGTGCGTCCGCTCAAGCAGCCACGCCGCCGCCTGCCAGTTCCCTGACGCAGCCTTCCCCGCTATGATGCTCATACACTCAGACAGGAACGCACTGTCCGCCTCCGCCATCCCAGCGTACAGCTTGGCGAACGCACTGTCCTTCCCCGCATCGATGTCACGCGCACCTATCTCCATCCAATGCCCGAACGCGCTCCTGGGCACACGGCACGCATTCGCACACGAAAGGTCGTTGAGCCCCGTACGCCGGAGCGCACATATCTTGTCTATAAGCTCATCGGTAAGTACTGTCATCGTTGATTGCTCCTGAACTATTATACCACCCCACGCACACCACCCACACACAACACCCACACACCCACACAACACCTAATGTATTACACTAGCAATACACTTTTTATTGTTTTCGGGTATAAAGGCACTCTTAATTCTATCCCGCTTCCCCTGGGGTTTTTTGGTCTGGCCCCCTGGGGTAGGGTGACAGGGGTGACACTTGACCGAGGTCACACGGGGTGATGGGGACTGACCCGTGGGTGGCAGAGCGTGACGCGTGACACCAGTGACACCGGTGGGTAGTGACACCGCTTGAGGTCACCGCTGGGTGTACACCGCTTGTACACCGCTTGTACACCACCAAAACAGAAAAAAGCCCATAACCAAGGCAATTGGCAGGTTTGCCAGGTTTTTTCTATTATTACCTACTATATATACTATATTTCTACTAATTTTCTTTTATATACCTTTATAAAAAACGTGTACAAACCTGCCAAAATATGTAAATAAGCCCATAACTAAGGGGCTTTAGCTTGTCAGGCAATACAAAAAAGCACCTGCCAAACTTGACCCAAACCTGACAAAAGCAATACAACGGCAATACAGCGCCGATTAGGATTTAGTAGTTATTTAGTAGTTAGTGGGATTTAACACAAGTCGAACAAACTGTTCTAGTTAGTTGGCACTAATGGTTTGAAAACCAAACAGTTTGAAAACCAAACAGTTAAAACGAACAAACTGTTCTTTTTGTTTTGTTCTGTCCACGCGGCGCACTTCCAATATTGACACGTGTCTAATATTAACACCTGTCTAATATTGAACGCTTGTTTTATATTTGTGTTTTGCGTGTTTGGTTTTGCGTGTTTTGCGTGTGACCAAAATAGTTGCGAAAGTTCTTGACAATTGCCTGTGTGTGTGACCTAGCGACAAAATCGTGCTCCAGTCCGAGGCTCGGGAGTGAAAAACCGCTACACGGCGCGCTAGGTGGGTGGGAGGTGTAATCATAGCGGGCGAGGGTTCGAGGGGCCTAAAACGGACGATTTAGGGGGTGAGGTCTTTTCTGGGGTGGTGTGACCTAGGCGGGGTGCGACCTGGGGACGGGCATCCGAAGCCCTAAAAAAAGTAACTTGTCAAGCATTTTAGAAAATATTTTTTAGGCTAAAAAGCCCTAAGCTATCGAAATATTTAAGTGTGACTAAAAAATAATTTTTAAAAAAGAGCAATACGGAATTATAATATTGGCGTCGAAAGAAAGAAGCGCGAGGGAGGGTGGGTAGCGGTACCCATCCGAGAGGTAAACAGTAGCGGGTGAGGCGCTATAGCGGTATAGCACCGATCCCGGTGAGGTTTACCCACCAGAAAGAGAGGATGTAGGATGTTAATCGTTATTGAGAGTAACAATATGGAAGGTCTTTTATTCCACGGGTCGGAAGAGGCTAGGGTCATTAAGACCCTTGGGAACGGGCTGGCAATCAACTACCGAGATGGGAGATATAACGTTACGGATGTAAGAACGGGGAGGGAAGCCTACCAGGCCAGCACCATCCAGGAAGCCGTCAAAGTCGGAACGGATGAGGACTTTATCAGTCTCGTTAACGACTTCCGAAAGACTCCGAGATACAAGGCAATGGAGACCCTTAATTAATCAATTCTAAGTAGCCGGCTAGCATCTAGCCGGTTAATTAGAAGAAAATCAGCCGTTTGCTCGATAAGTTCCTCGATGAGATTAGAGCGGCTGCCGTTAATGCCTAGCGCCTGGCCCGCGAGCAATCGCGGGCGGGGTGGTGAGCGTTAGCTTGCCGGAAAGAAGGACTTATGACAGTTAAAGATTTGTTCAGGTTTTCCGTTGTTCTTCCGTCAGACGTGGCCACTGTGACTATACGCCGGAAGGATAAGCCGGCGGAGGATGTCAATGGCTCCCGCTTCGATTGGTGGGCGTTTGCCGATTGGGGCGTTGAGTTCATCCAGCCGGCCGTGGTCTCTAAGGTAAATGACTTGGACGCTGAGGCGATCATTGGAGCCAAGATTAGCATCACCATCAGGGAGCCTAAGAATGACTAGCTACCAACGTTTAAGGGAGAAGTGCCGATGCTACTGGCGTGCCGCGGTGGATGCGTCCAACGCCGCACCGAGCCGTTACCGGTTCGAGGACTTCGCCAGTCCGGCGGACGCCCTGCGGGCGTTCATCGTTGCCAACGGCGGGCTTGATACTGACCTCTACTATTTCGCCACCGGTGACGGGGATTGTAACCGCTGGTACCTTCGGTTCCGGTTCGGTTCGGACTGTTCCGAGCCGGTCACGCGTGCCGCGTGGCTGGAGAAGAAATCTAGCGAGAGCTTCTATGAGATGGATCCGCGCCGGCTCATTGCCTGCGTGACCTCGGAGGCCGGAAAATGACTGACAAAGAAATTAACGATGAGATAGCTCGGATTGCCGGCGAGGTGACGGTGCTATATTCAAAAATCACGGCGGAGCGGTCGCACGAAAGCGACCCAGCACGGCGTGACCGGCTGGATTGCTGTCTCGATATGCTCCCGTACGATATGGAGGACGCTGAAATAGATTGCTAGCTATTTCTGGGCGCTCCGTTAGCCGTTGGCGGGGTTAGCGGGGTGACCAGTGGCGGCTAGCCACTAGAAAGGTGGATATTTATTAATGACTGACAAAGAAATAGACTCGGAGCTTGCCGAGATAGCTCGGCGGGTTCAGGCTCTCCATACGGAGCTAGGAGAGGAGGCAAAGACGGCCAAGGGAGAGAGGCAGCGTAAAATCATCGCTCTTAGCGATGCCCTGCCTTCTTACTTGGAAGACTACTATATTGAGGACTAGCAACTAGTGGCGGGGGCGGCGTGCCGTCCCTGCTAGTGATTGTTAATCACTAGAAAGGCTTTTGACGTATGTATTTAAACCAGATGACAGTCAATCAGGAAGTGGTCTTTTCCGGAGCAGAAAAGTCCTCTCAGATAAGTGGGACTATTCTCGCACTACGACTAAATACCTCATCCATTTCATCCGCGACTTCACGCGGGCCGGTGGGTTAGGTAGCACCGCTGACATCCGGAAGGCCATCGCCTCGGGTAAGTGGAGGTGGGGAATGATTAGCGAGATTATGCCGGGCGTAATCGACCGGGGGACGTGGGTAGAGCTGTGGGACGGGGTGCAGGTGGCCATCGAGCCGGTTTATGGGCGCCGTAGCTTATGGGATGTGACTCCGTCTGACACTGGGAAGACGGAGCGCCGGCGGTTCAAGGACTATGCCGCTGCCGTTAATTCTGTTTCCATGGAAATGGCTATTAAGAAGTTCAGACGTATGGACTGGGCTAGCCAGATTGAAGTATGGAACAGGACAGGATGCCAGCCTCAAATCATAGCAACTGACGACTTGGACGGAACTGCTTTCAATCCTGTTGGTGGCTTTTCATTTTCGGATGACTGGGCGGCGGAGGTGGCTCCTACTTATTACGTTTCAGGCAACAGGCTTGGCCGTCTCGTTAATATTGACTGGGAAAAGTTTGGAAGAAAACTAGTAGCTTATTTCGGAGGGCCAAATGACCACCGCTAAACGTGTGGGCCTGTTCCGTTGGCTCGTGTGCGTGACCTCATTCCGTGACGGCTATGCGTGGCAGGTGCGCCGGTACGTGTTTTCGCTGACGAGAAAGGGGGCATTGAAGAAATGTTATTAAGTGATTACCGCAAGTCTGCCGGCCTCACGTTGGCAGACGTGGCCAGGGTGGCGGGTGTCGGTGTCGGTGCGGTGTTCTACTGGGAGCACGGCCGCTCGAACCCGCGGCCGGCGGAGCTCAGGCGGATGGAGCGGCGGTTCAAGGTGAAGCTCGACTTCAAGCCACGGGAGACAACCGCGGTCGCCTACGTGCGCGGACGGATGGGGATGACGCAGAAGGAGTTTGCGAAGTTCCTGGGTGTCGGGCAGGGCGAGGTGTCGCTTCTGGAAAGAGGGAAGAGGAAGCCAACGGCAAAGATAAAGGAGGCTCTTAAAAATGGATGCCATAGAAAGAAGGATTAAGCAGGCGTGGCATATGGAAAGGATCGAGAAGGAACTCGGCAATGAGGAGATGGCGAAGTTCTATATGGGTGAGATACGAGGCCTGGAAGAGGCGAGGGAGATTGGAAAGGAGGCCAAATAAGATGACCTTGGAGGAAGCGGCGAAGCTACAAAAGAGAGCAATACGGGATCTTTGCATAAAATACGGCATTGTGGAGAATTTAAATGAGCGCAACTGATAATACCAATGTTTGGATAACCGAAAGTCGGGAACTAATTCTTCGCTTCCCTGATCTTTTGAAGATGCTTCTTACAGATCACACCAGCGGTGGAAACATCATTTGGGGAACCGACCAATATTCCGCCCTCGGCAAAGGATTTCAAAAGGAAGACCAAATTACTGAGAAATGTCTTAACGACACGAATTTTTCTTTGATCCAGCCGCGTGTTTATAAATCGTTGCAAAATCAATCGGAGAGAACCAAGGCGCTGGCCGAGGTCTTCACCGCCCCTTGGATTTGCAATTTTATGGTGAACCAAATTGATTATGAATATTTCGGCCTTAAATCCTTATTTAATAAAAGCAAAAAGGACAATAAAAACTGGGCCGGTACCAGCAAGAGGATTCCCTTTCCTACCTCAGGCGGTCAAACTTGGAAGGATTACGTTTTGTCCCGAAGGCTCGAAATTACCTGTGGAGAGGCTCCCTTCCTTGTCAGCAGGTATGACGTTGTTAATGACGGTGGGAGTATTCCAACCACCGAACGTATTGGGATATTGGATCGGAAACTCCGCGTTGTTACTGAAAACGCAAAAGACGAGAAAGAGTGGTTTGAATTTGCCTCGGCAGCTATCCAATCTTGTTATGGATATGAGTATCAAGGGGATAACGTCTTCGTTGCAAGGGTGAACATTCTTTTGACCTTCTCTGATTTTTTGGAATATGCTTGGAAGAGAAAGCCGACATTAGACGAGCTGAAATCTATCGCTGACATTGTTTCTTGGAACATTTGGCAGATGGACGGATTCAGTTATACCGTCCCCTTGCACAAAGCAAATGTTGAATCTCAGGGTAGTTTATTTTCTTTAGCAGAAGATGATCAAAGCAAGAACATTTTGAAGGAATGCCAAATAAAAGATTGGCAGCAAGACATCACACTAAAATTTCACAGTCTATCGGAAATTAAATGGCTAAGAAAAAAGGAGGAGCAGCATATGAAATTCGATTACATAATTGGAAACCCGCCATACCAAGATGAATCAGTAGGAAATCAAGAAAATTTTGCAAAACCAATATATAATTATTTTCTTGAACAAGCTTATCAATGCTGCGAGAAGGTGGAATTGATTCATCCTGCCCGTTTCCTTTTTAATGCCGGTTCAACCCCAAAAGCTTGGAATGAAAAAATGCTAAATGATACACATTTAAAAGTGCTTTATTATGAACCAAATAGTGCAAAATGCTTTCCGCATACAAATATTATGGGTGGGATTGTCGTGACATATCACGATACATCTAAAGCATTTCGGCCAATTAGAATTTTTACTGCTTTTCCCGAGCTAAATGGAGTATATACAAAAGTTTCAGCTGCCGCTAATTTTGAATCTCTTTCTTCTATTGTTTTCACGCAGAACAAGTTTAACTTGGATCAATTATACAAAGACCATGAGGATTTCAAAACAATAATTGGTTCTGAAGGTAAAGATAAGAGGTTTAGAAACAATATCTTTGAAAAAATTAATATATTCACCGAAGAAAAAAAGAGCAAAGATGACATTGCAGTATATGGAATAATTAAGAACAAGCGTGTATGGAGATATATCAATTCCCGTTATGTTGATTTTGACCATGAGAATATTAAAAAATGGAAAGTATTTGTTCCAAGAGCTAACGGTTCTGATTCTATTGGACAAAGTGAGGCCACACAGTTAATTGGTGAGCCAATTATAGCAGGGCCCCTAATTGGACACACTCAATCTTTTATCAGCATCGGAGTTTTAAACAATCAATCAGAGGCGAATTCCTTGATGAAATATATCAAGAGTAAGTTTGCTCGTGTATTGCTTGGAATAAGGAAAGTAACCCAAGATAATGATAGGGAAGCTTGGTCTCTGATACCAAAGCAAGATTTTACTTCTTCATCTGATATTGATTGGTCAAAATCCATTCACGAAATTGATTTGCAGCTTTACAAAAAGTATGGGTTAGACGACAAAGAAACCGCCTTCATTGAGACCAAAGTGAGGGAGATGAAATAATGAGCACCGATAACAAAGGACGCCGCCGGTCTGGGGGTTGGGAACACCGCTGATCTCATAGAGCTTCCCGTCTTTTCTGACGCCGGCATAATAGTTCTTCTTGGCGCGGTCGGCGGTCGTTGGGTACAAAGAGAAATACACCTGTCCTAGACCGTACTTTGTGGACTATGACGGAAACTTCACGGTTATTAAAGTAACCGATAATAGGGTTACAATTCTTGTCAATGGCTCTGTCGTCCGCCGTATCAGGGTGAGAGATTACGTTAACGATATGATACAGTACCGTCTTGACTTGAAGCGGTTGTCTAATTTATAATGGTCAGATAAAGGAGGGGAAAATACCCTATGGAAGTTCTATTGAACGGAGACAGGATTGAGGCGATGCGGTATGTCGGCGCTGGTGCTGTTTATGTCCGCTGTGACCACGGCAAGCTGGCAATGTGGGCGCACGGCATCGGCGAGAAGGTAGTCTACTCGGTTGCCGGCGTGCGTGGCAACTTCACGCGGACGATGGTTCAGCTTCCGCAGAGATACGCCGGAGGCAAGTCGGTTCGCTTCCACGAGTCTTGCGGCGTGGCTACGATGGAGGTTCTGGAATGAACGCTCAGACGATAGCCAGGCTGGGCGGGTACAGCGGCGAGCTTACGGACGAGTACGGCAACATAAAGCCGCAGGCCCGCAAGGCGCTTGACAAGGTTAGGGATGGCATGTATGCGGTGGCGCGGGTTACGGGTGGCATCACCGCGGAGGACGTGGACAGGTGCTTCACGAACCTTGATAGCATCGTAAAGAAAGGATACATACGATGACTACCTGGGCTTGGGTTCTGGTGCTGTTTGCCGGTGTCGCTTTCGGGTTCGTTGTCGGCGGTATGCTGGGAAAGGGAAACGGAAATGAACGTTAAAGAACTAGTGTCGGTTTTGAAGAAGAAAGGCGCTCCCAAGGAGCTTATCGATGAGGCGAAGCATCTCAATACTCTTAATGACCAGACGTTTTCCGAGTATATGGGAGCAGTCATCATTGTTAAAATTATGAGAGCTCAAAATATGGGAGACAAGGACATTGCCAAGGAGCTTGCCAAGGCAGGAAAGATGGGAGAGATTTATCGTGCCTCTAAGCTATTTGCCAAGGGCGGGAAGAAGCTAAAAGCGTGGCTGACTGTGGCTGAGGCGTCCTGGGAGGTTTCTGTCAAATGAACGCCAAGGAAACGATTAAGGAGTATCGGGCCTTTATGAGCAAGACGGGCCGGCCCATCCCAGCGCTCACGGTTCTGGAGATGTCGCGTGTGGAGTCGATGGCGGACACGTCCGAGTACGAGAAAATTGCCGAGCAGATGCAGATTGTGCGTAACACGATGTCGGACGCAAGCATTGCCAAGATCATGAAGGCGGACACGCCAGAGAAGCTCCGTGTGCGTGACCTGTTCCGGGACGGCGGGGAGAGACTGGATGCCTGGCTTTCCGTTGCCTTTGTCGTGGCTATGTCGGAGGACTTGGGCAATGGAACTCACTAACGAGATTGTCTTCCGCGGCCACCCTGACAAGGTGTGCGACCAGATCGCTGGTGCGTGCGTGGACGACATCCTCGCGCACGACCCCGAGGCCCACACGGGCATCGAGTGCGCCGTCAAGGACAGCCGGCTGTGGATGTTCGGTGAGGTTCGGTCTACGTACAAGTGCCCATACAAGAAGATTGCCAAGCGTGTCCTGCGTGACATTGGCTACTGGCAGAGATTTAAGGTGCGTGTCAATATCTCGCACCAGTCCCCAGACATCGCCATGGGCGTGAGACGGCACGGAGCGGGAGACAACGGGATGATGTTCGGGTACGCCACGGACGAGACGCCAGAGCGGTTGCCAAAAGCGCAGGTAATCCTACAGCACATCGCGGAGAAGTATGACGGCTTGGTACACAAATACCCTGGCGCTTTCTATCCTGACGGCAAGGCTGAAGTCACAGGAGACTATGACGAGACGGGAAACTTGAAGAGCGTCTTGATGGTGACGGTGTGCTACTCGAACCCTGAGACTATGCGCGACAAGACGGATGCTTTCATACGCAAGATTGTCTCCGAGGAATGCTCGCCTGAGCAGATTGTAATCAATCCCACTGGAGCTTTCAGGGAGTACGGGCCTTGGGCTGACAGCGGTCTCACGGGGCGCAAGATAGTCGTGGACGCGTATGAGGGGTTTGCTCCGGTTGGCGGTGGTAGCATGAACGGGAAAGACCCGACCAAGGTGGACGTGAGCGGTGCTTATATGGCGCGCAAGGTTGCGAAGATGTACGTGGACCAGGGTCACTTCCATCGGGTGACGGCCCAGGTCGGTTATGCCATCGGCGTGAGCGAGCCTATCTCGCTCTACGTGACGGCGGACGGGCAGGAGATCGAGTACCCGTGGAGCGTGTGGGAGATGTTCAGGGTCGATAACGTTGTCAAGAATATGGCAGGAGTTAAGTACGAGGAGGCGGCGAAGTATGGGCACTACAATAACTGACCCCGTGGAGTTCCTGGATGACGGGACTATAGAGAACGTAAAGCACGAAATCTGCAGAGCTGTTTTGGGCAAAGACGGCTCACTCAACATAGACTGCTCTGACCGTGGATGCGGAAGCCCAAACGTCTCTGCTTCCGAGGCGGACTATATGCTTGCCAAGTACGGTTTTCTTCGGAGTGACGGAGGATTACAATTAACGTTATGGTGACCCTTCTCAATTCCGACTGCATCGCAGGCATACGCTCGCTTCCTGACGGCTACGCAGACCTCGTGATATGCGATGCCCCTTACGGGATAGCATACGTGTCGGGACATTCTGAGAAATGGAACAAGAATATTATTGCTAATGATGCGACAAGCGATGTCAAGATGGCTTGCTACCGCGAGCTTGCTAGAGCGATGAAGGCTGACAGCTTCGCGGTGTGCTTCTGCTCGTTCCGCTCCTATGCGGAGGACTACATTGAGCTTTCAAAGCATTTCAAGATTGCCAACGCATTGATATGGAACAAGGGGGGAGGTGGCATGGGCGACCTCACGCATACGTTCGCCACGGACTACGAGATAGCCATCCTATGCGCCAAGGGCGCACCTGTGATACGGGGGAGGCGCGATGGCTCTGTGATGACATACGGGAAGGTGAACTCTAACGATATGATACATCCTACTGAGAAACCGATAAAATTGATGGAGTATCTTGTCACGAAGCTGTCGGACAAAGGCGATATGGTTCTTGACCCGTTCGCAGGTTCGTGCTGTGTAGGCGCTGCGTGTCAGAACCTAGGCAGAAATTACCTAGGATATGAGATTGATCCGAAGTTCTATGAGGCAGGCAGGAAGAGACTGGAAGGCTATGACGAGAGGGAGATACTTACGGGAGGAGGACAGATGAAACTGTTCTGAAAACGTGTGGACATTTTTGCGGAAATGTCCAGTCGAGAAAGGAGAAT